CGCTCGGGGAGACGATCACTGAGGAGTCGTTCGCCGCGGACGCCCGCGAGGCGGAGCAATCACCGACGAAGCTCAATTCATTTTTGCGATACCGGCTCAATGTCTGGACGACGCAGGACACGAGGTTCTTCAAGCCGGATTCGTGGGCCGCGTGTGGGCAGCCGCTCCGCGAGTTCGGAGATCGCCCGGTGTATGCCGGTCTCGATCTTGCAAGCACGTATGACCTCACCGCCCTAGTGCTCGTGTGCCCAGACCCGAGCGACAACTCAATCGACGTGCTGCCGTTCTTCTGGATTCCCGAGGCGAACGCCGCGGAGCGATCCCAGCGGGATAAGGTGGACTACCTCGGGTGGATTCGCGACGGGCACATTCGTGTGACCGAAGGGAACGTCACCGACTACACCGTTTTGCACCGTGACATCCTGCAAATCTGCGAGCAGTACCGGGTGCGGCGGCTGGCCGTGGATATGAAGTTCAACGGGCAGATGCTCGCGAATATGCTGCAAGGGGACGGGGTGGACGTGGTTGGATATCCACAAGGCGGCCGCGCTATGAGCGCGCCGCTGAAGACCCTCGAAAACCTTGTGCTGTCGGGTCGCGTGCGGCACGCGGGGCAGCCGGTGTTTTCGTGGAACGCGTCGAACTGTGCGGTGGCTGAAGACAGGCACGGCAACATCTACCCGAGCAAGGCGAAGAGCACCGAACGAATCGACGGCATTGTGGCGTGTTGCGAAGGCATCGCCGCATGGATGGCTGCCGAGCAACAGCCCAGCGGCACCCCCGAGATCTTCTTCCTATGATCGCCTCGAACTCCCAGCACCGTATCCTCTGGCTCCCAGGCGAGGAGCGTATGTGGGACGAGGACGCCGGTTCGCGTTCCGCCGCTGGCGTGCGGATCGACTCAAACAACGCTCACCAAGTCGCCGCCGTGTTCTCCTGCCTCCGCGTGATCGCAGAGACCGTCGCGGCCCTCCCGCTCCACGTGCTCGAGCGGACGCCGGGCGGCGGGAAGCGGATCGCCCGCGAGCTGCCGCTGTACCGTCAACTGCATGCGCAGCCGAACGGCTGGCAGACGAGCTTCGAGTGGCGTGAGCAAGCGGTGTTCCACGTTGGTCTTTGGGGCGACGCGTTCTCCGAACTCAAGGCCGGGCAGATCGTGCCGCTCCATCCGAGTCGCATGAAGATCGAGCGCGTCGAGAACGGAGCGATCCGCTACCGCTACCGCGAGGACAAGGGCTCGGAGGCGATCTACTCGAACGACCAGATCCTCCAGATTCGCGGCCCGTCAGATGACGGCTTGAACGGGATGCGGATCGTCGAGGAGTGCAAGGAAGCGATCGCGTTGGCGAGAGCGTGCGAAATCCACGGTGCTCGATTCTTCGCGAACGGTGCCCGGCCGGGCTTTGTGCTCTCGACCGACGGCAATCTCAACGCCGAGGCTCGCGAGACGCTGGCGAACCAGTGGGACCGCCGGCACGGTGGCCCGTCGAACGCCGGGAAAACGGCGGTGCTCACGGGCGGGCTGAAGCCGTACCAGTTGCCGCAATCGAGCAACAGCGACGCGCAGTACCTAGAGCTCCGCGAGTATCAGTTGCGAGAGATCGCCCGACTTTTCCGCGTGCCAGGGCATTTGCTCGGGCTTGGTACCGGCAGCCCGCAAGCCGACATCGAGTTCGTGACTCACACGATCCTGCCGTGGCTGCGTCGATTCGAGTCTGCGTGCACCCGTGATCTCATCTCGGACGACCGCTACCTCGTGGAGTTCGATATTCGCGGGCTCCTTCGGGGCGACGCGGCGAGTCGGGCGTCGTTCATGCGATCGCTCTGGGAGATCGGCGCTCTCAATACAGACGAGATCCGCGAACTCGAAAACATGGACCCGGTCGAAGGCGGCAGCGTCCGCTATCGCCCGCTGAATATGGGGACGCTCGGGGCACCGCCTTCTGTCGAGGACGTGCTCGCGCAGCAGGAGCCCGGCAGCGGCATCGACGGCCAGGCGGTCGAAGGCGGCGTGGCGGCTGCGGAAGGTGGGGCGGCCCCTGCCGAGCCGGCGCAGCCCGAAGCTCCGCAGATCGCCGACGTTTCGCTCAACGGTGCCCAGGTTTCCAGCCTCTTGGAAATTGTGGCTCAATACAACGCCGGGCTCCTGAACGAGATGGGGGCGAAGGCAATCATCGCCGCCGCGTTCCCAGGCGTGCCAGCCTCGACGGTCAATGCCATCATCGCCGGCACGAACACGACGCCGATTGCTTTGCCGCCGCAATCCGGGCAGCGCGACGCCGTGCCGCCGGAACCGCCCGTCATCGAAAACGACGAGCAGCGTGCCGCCCCCGCCGCCGTGGCCGAAGGTGACTTCGTGTCGTGGGATTCGTCGGGCGGGCGTGCTCGCGGGCGGATCGACCATGTGATGGACTACGGCACGCTGGACATCCCCGGCACCGACTTCAAGATCGACGCGACCGAGGAAGATCCTGCCGCACTCATCACGGTGTACGAAGAGGTGAGCGGCGGATGGCGGGCGACCGAGACGCAGGTCGGGCACAAGGTGGCGACGCTCACGAAGATCGACCCGCTGCCCGAGCCGCCGCCGGTCGAGGAGAAGGCATACAGCAAGCCGAAGCGAAAGGGGCGGAAGCGTGGCGGCTAAGTATGACCACATCGACTTCACGCCGCCGGGTGGCGTCCGCGACGAAGCCGCGAAGGGGCTTGCGTGGCGTGACGAGCACAACCGTGGCGGAACCGCAGTCGGCGTGGCCCGCGCTCGCGACTTGTCGAACGGCGTGAACATCTCGCCCGAGACTGCTCGCCGCATGAAGGCGTATTTCGACAGGCACGAAATCGACAAGCAAGGAAAGGGCTACCGCCCAGGCGAAGAAGGTTGGCCGTCGGCCGGCCGCATCGCCTGGGCGCTTTAACTATGGGGCGGAGACCCCGGGCAAGATTGGGCGAACAAGTTGGTGAAACAAATGAACGCCGCAGACGAGGAGAGAACGATGAGCAACGCAGTTGAACGCCGCAGCCTGTTGATCGAAGAGAACGCCGACGCCGCCGTGCCGATGCTCGCAGTCGAGAAGCGAAGCATCGAAGGCGAAGACGAGAAGGAATACATCGTGGGCTACGCGGCCCGGTTCGGTGTGCGGTCGCTCCTGCTCGGCGACTTCTATGAGCGGATCGACCCCGCCGCGTTCGGACTCGTCTCGGAGCGACGCGGCCGCAAGAAGAAGCTCGAAACGCGGGCGCTCTTCAATCACGACTCGAACTACCCGCTCGCCCGCTATCCGCGAACGCTCTCCCTCACGGTGGACGAGGTCGGGCTGCGGTATGAGTTCCCAGTGCCAGACTCAACATACGGGCGGGATCTGGCGAACAACATTCGCGACGGCATCGTGCTCGGATCATCATTTGCGTTCACCGTTGCGAAGGGCGGCGATGAGTGGGCGATCGAGGACGGGCAGAGCGTGCGAACGATTCGCTCGGTCGATTCGCTTCTTGATGTCGGCCCATGCACGTACCCGGCCTACGGCGACGGCGGGCTCGAAGTCGCGCAGCGTTCGCTTGAACAGTTCCGCCAGCAGCGCGAGGCGGTGGTCGCCAAGCGTGTGCAGTCGGCCGCGAAGACCGCAGAGTTCCGCGAGTATCTGAGGTCTCATGGCCGCTAAGTCCGGCGATTCGTGCCCGAATTGCAAGATCGGAAAACTCCTCGTGGCGTCGAGTCAACGCCAGGGCGAGTACCAGATTCGGTACTTGCGGTGCCGGTGCGGCAACACCGACAAGCACGTTCTTCCCTCCGCCGAAGTGCGGCGTGCGAAGCCGGCAGCCTAGCCCTTCTTTACTGCCCCGCCTTGCGTGTGCTGCAAGGGGTGGGGGCGATCTCCATAGGTTCAAGGGTAGAGCGACGGCTGTAGCCGACGCGACCCGAACACAGGAGACGCTCTCGTGGCTGTCGAAAAGCTCAAGGCTCTGCTCGATGAACTGGCGGCCGTGGTCGCCGAGATGGAGACGATGACCGAGGACGCCCCCGAGGGCACCGAAGCCGAGCCGATGAGCGAGGAGATGGAGGCTTCCCTCCGTTCCCTCGAAGCCAAGGCCGACAAGCTCCGCGAGCGGATCGAGTTCCTTCAGCGAGTCCAGACCAAGC